GTATGACAATCTTTGCATAGTGTAATCCCTATATCTGTGTCATATCTTCTTTCTTTGTTCAAGGCGAAAGGTTCTTTATGATGCGAGTGAAGCTGTCCGCCCCTCATTAAACAGACTTGGCAGGTATAATTATCTCGTTCCTTAACAGCTTTCCCCCACTCAATAGTTTCAGCGACAATTCTCCTGTCTGCTCTATCCTCTTCTGTCAATTCGGGATTCCAACGAGGATTGAGAGAACCAACCATCCCGATTTTACCCAACCAATATCTTGGGTTATTCAATTGTGATTTTTCACTTAAAAGTCTTTTAGTTTCTTCCGTATGATGAAAAGTTCCAACTGGGCGATTCTTTTTCCCTGCTATTCTATGTTTCTCCTTAGCTTCATCCGATTGTTGGTTAACACCCTTTAAACCTTTATTCCAAGCGACTTGCAATCCCTTCTTTCCCTTATTCCAAGATGGTCTTCCCTTTAGTTTTCCGTTCCTTATAAAGGATTCTAATCGCCTTCGCTTATGTTCTTCTGTTTGCATTCTTCCGGCCAAAGGATGTTTTTTATCCATATTTATATTATACATCAAGTCGCCGTTAATAGCTAGGCGGCTGCCACGAGTCCGTGACTTATCATTGCATCTCTTAAAGCATCTATCACCCCATCAGTTGTGGCATCGCCTGAGTTGATAGCATCATCACATCTTGCGTCAATTACCCTTGCCCCCACTACTTGAGTGCTGTTTACTCGAACTGAGTTCAATATATCAAGAACACCAGCACTAGAGAGGGTTAAGACTTCAGTAAGGACTGAAACTTGTGCCAGCCTTATTCTATATTTTCCCTCTGCTGCTTCTGATGTAGCATCCTCAATCAGGAATTCCATAGTTCCATACTGCACTGTATTCTGAGGCGAGTCTAAATCTTTACCTGTTGCTAATAAAGAGTAAATATAATCATTGGCAGCAGGCGAAGTGCTTATGTGGGTAAAGGTTATCCTCCCCCCTAAACTTGTATCATTTGTAGTAGTAATCTTCAAACCTTCTATCTGACCAGTAGTAGTTATCTCAGCACTTCCACTCCCAGCATTAAAGACTCGACCGTTAATGGTTACTGTACCACCAAGGGTAACAGCAGGGATAGTCCAAGTTCCCGATGCTGTCCAAGTGCCTTTGGCTACTGCTGTATTTAATATTGGAGTAGCTGACCAAGAAGGAACAGTTCCATTACAAGTCAAAACTGTATCTGCTGCACCTATAGCTAATCTTGATAATTGACTTGAGGAAGAAGCATAAATCAAATCACCAGTAGCTTGTGAATTTAATACATGAAGTCCTACCGCTTCAAATTCTGCCTGAGTCATTGTGGTGCCTACCGAGCCATGAGCTAGTTCATTTGCCATTATGCCAATGACCTCCCAGAGAGTCTATATTTTCTATCCAATGTCCTTGAAATCTTATCTACAAATTTATTCATATCATCTTCACGTTCCATAAACAACGGGCCTGATATATTAACAGTTACTCCCATAGATTCATTAGCAGGGATGATTGTCTCTCCGCCATGAACCATAGCTAATTGAGGCTCACCTAGGCTGCCAGGAACTATGCCACCTGTTTGGTACCCTGGTATCCCCAGTATCCCCCCAAACGCTTTTCGTTGTTCAATCTCAAATGGTGTTAAATCCCTTTTTCCTGAAAGAGATGAATAATACATAAAAGCATTACCCACCGTTTCTCTTAAAGAATCTGATAGTTTTTCTGTTTCCTCTTTTAATTTCTTTGTAGACTTTGAGGCTTTGTCTAATTTATCGCTATAATCGTCTGCTGTATCTGCTATGGTTTGCAATGATTGCGAAGCCTCATTTGTCATGTTAGCTTGCTCTTTTTGCCTTTTAACAAGTTCATTTATTCCTATTGTAAGTGCAGTTATGGCTACAACCGCAGCTATTACGGCAGGGATTAAGACCCCTGTTGCTGCCATAGCTGCTAAAGTAGCTGTAACTTGCGCCCATAAAGCTGTGACATGCGCCCAAATCATAGGTATAGTTGTTAAAAGCACAACCTTGAAGGCTACGAATACACCAATGACTTTTGGGACAATTAAAATTATACTACCCATTAACAATAACAATGCGCCTAGTGCGAGTGTAGTTTTTATAATTACATCTGCTAAAACAGGGTGTTCATTTGTCCATTCCTGAATTTTAATAGCAATATCAACAATCTTATCAACAGCGTCTTCTATCGTAGGAACTAAAAATGAGCCTATGGCTTCAGCCACATCACCTACTGAAGCCTTTAAAACTGAAAGGGGATTGGCTAAATTCTCAGCAGCTCCTCTAACACGGTTTTGTATGTCCTCCATACTCTCGAATTGGAGCGAGGCTTGCCCAAATCTAACCGAGACTTTTTCGGCTCCATCCTCTAAATCCAAGTATGCTTTAGAGAGATATGTAGCAGCAGTGGTTGCATCCATTTGTCCTACTGCTGCCAAATCTAATACAGTAGGTAAGAGACTTAATGCTTTGTCATAATCCTGGGTAATTAAAATGAGCCTGCCCAGTATATCTCTTTGTTCATCATCGGCTATTCCTGTCTTTCTTTGCGTAGCTGCTATAACTGCTTCTAATGAATCTTTAACCGAATCATAAGAAGTCCCCGCGTTTTCCATTGTAGTGGACAATCTTTTAATATTGATTTCTTCGTCAATGGCAGCCTTTCCCATTAAGCCCAAGGCAGCAGTTATAACAGTACCAGACGCAGCCATAGCTACTCCGACTTGCTTTAGAGAATCAGACATCTTTTTAGATGAGGCTTCTGTTTGCTTCTCAGCATCAGATAAACCGCTTTTTAATCCAGCAGCATCCGTTTCAATTTTAGCTACGAGTTCAGTTAAAGTTTCTGCCATTTACCTATCCAAATATATGAATTATACTAGGGTCTAATATACCTAAAGTTATTAAGAGGATTATAAGCCCAATGAGAACATATCGGTTGATTAAACTGCGAGATTTGTTTTGCTTGACATCTTTAACTATATAAGAAAGGTCTTTACTCTGGTCAAGGGTTTGCCTAGAGATAAATTCTAAAAGCTGTCTATCAGGCATTTTGGATATGTTTCTTTCATAATCTAAATCATAATTAATCCCATTGGGCATAATAGACCTCCTATGTTAAAGCCATTATTTCACTAATAGTTTCTGATATAGAACTCATCTCTTTAAGAGTAATTAAGTGTCCTACCTTGTCTATATCTAGTTTAGGTTGCATCTCTTTTAAGAGGGCATAGATTAGACTTCTCATAGTTGTCATAGTTTCATTCTCTAGTTTATCCTGAAGTCTACCTAATCCAAAGCCCATAGTCTTTTCTATGTTTGCCAATGTAGTCATGTCTATTGGGGGTAGTTTGTATTCCTTACCATCTGATAAAGTGATTGACCTTGGTTTTTCTTCAGCTAAGATGTTTACTTCATTCTCCATTATTTACTCCTTAGTGCAACGCATTGCAATTATTTACTTGGTAGGATAATCCCTTTCTGTTTAGCTAGTATGTCTACATTAGTATATGGTCTTTTACCTTCCCTTGTGGGCATATCACCACTTAGAAAGTCCTTTGCCATTAGCGTCTTATGTCCTGATTTACGGGGGATGGTGTTATAGATAGCTGCTAATATAGAGGCTAATCCGTGTTGTCTGCGATATTCCTCTATGCTTTCTTGAAAAGAAACCTCTTTAATGATAGCGTTTAACTGGTCTGGTTTTAACTTCCCAATCTCGCTTCTCGTTAAAGAGGTTTTTCTTAATAGATAACAAATGGCTTCAGTGTTCACACCCTACCCACCTAACCTCAATAGGAGTATATAACCTTCTGTCTAATGTCATTAAATCAGGGAAGTCTATTGCCACCTTACCAGCATCCATTAAGATGAGGTTGTCATTCAAGGTCTGATAAAATTCAACATCAAATTCATTATCCTCTACAGGTTCAATTAGCCAGTAGCTTCTAGCCTCTATCTTTTTATGGGATTTATATTCCTTCATTCCGTTTACAGTGGTATAGTCTAGAATTACACGGGATTCCCAATCATATAATCCTCCAACTTGTTTCCCATGTTGGTATAGAACGGCTATCTGCCCTTCAATACTAAGCATTATGTGCTCGCTACTGTTAGAACTCCAGTACCCTGAAAATCGTAACTATAGGAAACTACACCATCATGTCCTGCTGACCCATGAACTCCTGTGATATAAATATTGCCTAACCACATCTCAGTAGTTGTGGCACTCTCCGCCAATTCAATTCCATAATGTTCTCCTATGGAAAGGGGAATACCATCTTTATAACCGGCGAATGTACCAGACCACCCAGACCCACCAACAATATATGATTTAACTCCTGCTGATGCAAAGTCTGTGGTTTCCAACTCATCCGAGGTATAGTCAAGAGACCACGAGTTTATGCCCGCTATGTTCTTAGCTGCCTGTATATCATCAAGATAGATAATGTCTCCATTGGCACCATTAGCATTTGACTCTAACCCAATGATTGTTCCTGCGGTTGTATCGTCCAGTGTAGCCCCTGCCACCTCGGTACAATGGCAATACTTCCAAGTGGTTGCAGTTAGGGCTGGTATTGTTACTAAGCTTGTAGGACTTGCCCCTGCTGCCGTAGTCCCTAACCCTATCCTGTAATCATCCGCTTCTGTAGTTACACTAGAATACGCCCAACAAAGAACATGAGTATAGGTCGAAACATCTCTAGCTGCTGCCATAGTCTCATACATTATGACATCGCCAACTTGTATACCAGCCCCAATCGTGCACTTCGCACTGGCAGCACCGACCTTAACTATAGTAGTCTCAGATGCAGCCGTTCCGTTTGTACCAGAAGTCCAACTGTCCTCACAATCTTCCAATAAATAATTGGCAATATAAACACTGCCTGATTTACCCGCTAAATGTGCCATAAAGCACCTCCATTATTACTTTTATCCAGCTGGTGCAGTTAATGCAGCAACGCCTACGAAGTCATAAGATACAGATACCACACCATCATGGGCTGCCGATGAATGAACGCCAGTAATAATTGCACTCCCACTCCAATAATAGGTAGCATCTTCGTAAAGTTTCAAGGCTACTGGGGAAGCAGCAGAAGCAGTTAAGATTTGCTCAACGCCTTCCTTGTATCCCTCAAAACTCCCCGACCACCCTTTACCTCCAACGATGTAGGATTTTACCCCTGCATCTGCAAAGTCAGTCGTTTCTAAGGCGTCTGAAGTATAGTCTATTGTCCATGATTTGATTCCCGATACTGCCGACCCTGTGTCAACATATCCCGATTTACCTGCTAAATGTGCCATTTTCTACCTCCTGATTATGTTCTAATATATCTGTCAGCCCCTACAATCAAAATCTAGTGGCATT